ACTATTTTTGAAATATCCATGTACATATGCTGCTTTAGCACCGAATGGAGATGTTCCAAATACAGCTTCAACATCGTTTGAATGTACTAATTTTAAAGATGCTGATATATTTAATCCGCCACCTAAATAAAAATCACCATTTCCATCATTATCTGCTAAAGTTGCGGTTGAAAATCCTGCATTTGAACCAGTAGATGTATTGAATAAAATTGCTGCGGTTGAACCAGATACATCATATGTAATATTAAATGAGCCGGTTGCTTGATAATTTGTTGCCGTTACCGATTGAGATACATATACTGCAGTCGGTGCGACCGTCAATCCACTTCCCTTTTGAGTAAGTGTAATTGCTGTTACTTCACCGGCTGTAATTGTTACATATGCACTTGGTGCCGTTGTAAATGTACCACCTATAAATTGAATAGATGCAGTTCCAGCATTTGTTCCTGTTGATGAAGTATAACTTGTAAGAGTTGATGATGATACTAATGTATCAATTTGTCCTAAGTTAAGTGCACTAATCAATAAAGGAGCTGTTTCGGTATATCCACCAACACCTGCTACTCTACAAATTGTTGCAGTTCCTGCTTCTCTTAAATATGATTGTACTGCTAACGGAGTATAATATGTGTCATCTACTACTCCAAAAAGAGTTTCAAATTCAGCTTGTGAATTTACAATTGTTGGTACTAATGGGCCTTCTTTGAAAGGGCCGATGAATGCTGCACCTATTTCAGCCACACCTTGTTGTAAGAATGAAAGGTCGTTTTCTTTTGTAAATACGCCTGGTGATACTATCTTTTCTGCCATTTTATATGCTTTAATTTAAATTTATTAATTCTCAATATAAATATAAAATTTTCAATCAAAACAACAAAATCTTATTTGTATGTTGGAGAGAAATAATCGTATACTTGTCCTACTGATGCTGCTGATTGTAATGTGTTGTAGAATAATACTGGTCCGATTTGTCCGTTCCAGAATGTTGTTCTTGCACTATTCGCTCCAATTGTTAAAAAGTTTGTTGATGATGGTGCCGTAAATGCAGATGAGTTAAATTGACCTACATTTGCACCATCTACAAAAACTTTACAAGTTCCATTTGATTGAAATGCTGCTGAAATCATATACCAAACATTTGCTGATAATGAAGTCGTTAATTGTGCACTATTACCTAATGTACTACCATAGAATTTTACTCTATTTAAAGTAGAACTATCCGTTGACTCAATTGCTAAACCATAAAAACCTGCGTAGTCAAAAATATGTCTAGATGCAACTCCTAATGTTGTTGTAGGTCTTACCCACATATGAATTGTACCTGTATTAGTATTGAATTGAGAAATACCACCATTAATATTTGTAGTAGTATCTTTATACCAGAATTGGTTTGTACCATTTCCTGCCCAATATTTTTCTTTTTTACTTGCACCTGCATTATATGATGGGTTACCACCTGTAATACTTGCTGCGTTTAAAACACCTGCAGGTCTTACACCTGTGTTATATCCTGCTAAGTCTAACCAGTCTGCCGTTGTTGTACCATCCGTTGATGATGCTTTTCCTGGGTCAACATACATTCTTAATCCAGAAGATGGAATGTAAGGTTGAGTTGTTGTACCTTTGTTATGTGATACAAGATTATTTGTTAAAAATACATCGGCATTTTCCACATTTAGTGTTACAATTTCTACATCCGATGTTATTGTTTGTATATTAGTTATTTCTATTTCACTACCATCACCATTAACTAATTTATCTCCAGGTAATAAAGTTTCTACATTTTTAAAATGATATTGTTGTATCTCATTATCATAAACATATAATGGGTGAGTACCTGTTGCGTTAATTAAACCATTGTTTATTGAATAGTATCCTTCCGCAAAGTTAAATGTTATGTCTCTAACTACTACATTTTTTGAATCACCTGATAATGTGTTTGACAAGTAAAATCTCCATTCAACTTGGTCACTATCCAATGGTTGAGATTCATCTGGTAAACCGGTTGGTTCCCATGCTTTTATTTCATCACCAACATTTAAATCTTCAATATTTACTTCATTTCCGTTTGCTAAAGTTACTTTAGTACCAAATAATAAACAAAAATCAGGTTGGTTAATTGTATTATAAACATCTACTGCGTATAAAGTTTTTGTAGCTGCAACATTATAGTTAGTTGCATTTAAATTATATCCGTCAGCATATGTCATTGATAGAACAGATTGAGCTTCGGAATAGTTTGATGCTGCAATTGATGCAGGTGTAATTGGAAACGATGGAGACGCACCTAATGTTGCAGTACCTACCGAAAAATTTGCATTATTAAATGATACTGTGTAATTTGCTGCCACACTTCCAACTCTTGCACCATGTAAAGAACCTTGTGTGCCAAACGAAAATGTTGCGGCTTCTTCCGTACTTTCTACAATATATGTGAAAGTCGGTAAATTTCTAGTTATAGAATCAACTGCAAATGCAGTAAAAGCGGCTTGTGTTCCTGCTGCGGCGTTCATCCGTTATAAATATCTAAAAGTTTATCTTTCCATTCATCTTTATTAGAAAAGTTTTTAATCATCCAATTTTTAAGTTTTTCAAATTCTCCTTTACGGGTTTCGTAATCGTCTTTACAAATCGTTTCGTAGGTCTCTCTAAACGATATCGCATCAAACGCTTTGTATTTATAATCAAGTGGAACATGCCATTTTTCATGTAATATTGGAAGTTTTCCCCAATCCACTGCTTCAAATATTCCGTATCCGAATGGTTCAAATTCAAAGCAAGAATGAGATATTCCCCAATTAAGTGAGTAGAACCTTTCTTTATATTTGTAATCAAACTTATAAATTTTTGATTTTTCAAATTTGTATCCATATTTCTTTTTATAATATTTGTTAAATGTTTCTGAATTGGTAGAAATATATCCACCCAATCCATCCATATATTCAACATTTTTTCTACCTTCAACTCTTGCTGCGTATCCTAATTCTACTGATGTTGAAAGTTCTTTGTTTTGTATAAATTGATAATTATTTGGAATATGATGTAAGTTTTCCGTTTCATATGGAAAATGATACAATCCTACCCAAACTTTATTTTTAATTTTATTTATTAATTCGTTTTCGTATTCCCAATTTCCGTACCAATGCAAGTATTCATCTTTATCTTGCTGTGCCATTAAAGATACTTTGGTTAAATTATGGAATACAATTGAATCAATCTTTTCCAGGTTTTGATGAATGGCTCTGGTTGGAGTATAATGACCATGTAATATATGTATATGTCTTGCACCTTCTAATATTTCAATAATTTTATCTTCGGATGTTTCCCAGATGTGGTCTATGTCAATTGGAAATTCTTCGTAATTAGATGGTTTGTGTCTATGGAAAAGTAGAAGTGGCTTGACTTTTAAATCAGGTGCCACTTCTTTTATCCAATTAGTTACCCATATATCAGCACCGCTATTGAACCAGGGTCCTCCTGCGGTAGTGTAATAAACATCGTACATTAATTATAAACCTTTTGAATATTATTTAGATTTGCAATTATCACATTTACATTCGTAATTATCTAAATCCATTCTTAATTTTTCTATTTGTTGTTGTTGTTCTTTGATTGCTTCTACTAATAGACCCATCATTTTTGAATAGTCTAATGCTAAGAAACCATCGTCTCTTGTTTTAACCACTTCTGGTAAAACTTCTTGTACTTCTTGTGCTATCAAACCTGTTTTAGGAGTTGATTTTGTTACTTCATTCACATCATCATTCCATTCCCAAGTTACACCATTCAATTTAGTTACTTTTTCTAAAGCGTTTGGAATAGTTTGAATGTTATTCTTATGTCTTTTATCCGAAGTATAGAATGCCGTAATATCACCTGTTGCGGTTATTGCTCCTGTTACTGTTAATGCTCCCGTTGCGGTTGCTCCACTTACTGTTAAAGAAGTTAATGTTCCTACCGATGTTAATGAAGATGCCGTTACACCCGATGATAATGTTGCACCTGATAAAGTTCCTGCTGCTGCAGTTACCGTAATATCAGCTGAACCATTGAATGAAACACCATTGATATTTCTTGCAGTTGCTAATGTAGTTGCAGTTGATGCGTTTCCTGTTAATGCTCCTGTGAATCCAGTTGAACTTACTGATGTTAAACCTGCTAATGTGGTAGAACTTGAACCTAATGAAATTGCGGTTGTACCAATAGTAGTTGAATTATTTGTTAAACCAATTGTAGGAGTTGCTCCCTCACCACTATTATTAGAAAGTGTGATGTTAGTTCCAGCTACTAAACTTGCAACATAATCACCAGTTGTATCAGTTCCTAATGCTACTGAATTTGCAGCTACCGTAGTTGCGAATGATACGTTACTTAAATTAGTTACAGTACCTGTACCCGTTACATCTCCTGTTAAAGTAATTGAGAAATCTTTACCTTCTAAATTATCTAGTCTAGTTAATGCGGAAGAACTAAATGTTTCCAAATTAGCCGTTTCAACTTCTAATGCTGATAATCTTGTTAATGCAGAACCACTAAAAGTGTTTAAATTACTTACTGAAGTATTTACACTTCCGGATGTCGTTTCTAAATTGTTTAATCTTCCAACACTTGCAGTATAGAATGATGCAAATGCCGTATCGTTTGTAGTATCAACTGAATTGATTAAAGTTACAATTTCTGCGAATGAATCTTTATCTGCATCTGCTGCTGATAAAATTGCATCTACTCTTCCTTTTTCGGTTGTAATTCTACTATCTACTGATGTTGAATATGCTGAAAACCCTGTTGTTGAACTTAAAGTTATTTGAGATGAACCACTTACTGTACCCGTTGGTAAGTTTGCGATTGTTTGTGCTGAACCTGAAACTACACCTGTTGGTAAGTTTGCGATTATTTGTGCAGAACTCGAAACGATTCCTGTTGAGAAAGTTAATCCGTTTATAGTTCCAGTAGTAGTTATATTTCCAGTAGTAACAATTGAACCTGTTATTACTAAATCATTTCCAAATACTATATTAGTTCCACCTGAACTTAAAAATTTAGATGTACCATCCTGCATGCTAATATTTCCTTTAACGGAAATTAAACCAGCAGTTGGGTCTAATAATATATCACCACCACCTGAAGATTTTAATTCGATATCTCCGTCTGCGGTTTGTAATGTAATATTATCAGTACCTAATTCATTAAATTTAATTGATTGTCCAGTATCGGTTGTAAATATTAATTCTGTTGCGTTTGATGAAAGTACTTGAGTTCCATCAATATATAATGATGCAGATGATAGATATAAGTCTCTCCATTGTTTACTAGGAGAACCTAAATCAAATACACTATCCGATGAAGGAATAAGTGAAGAACTTAAAGATGCTACAACATTTACAGTATCAGCAGATGCATCACCTATTGTGATTGCTCCACCTAATGTTAAATTACCTGCTATATTTGCATTTCCGGTAATATCCAATCCAGAACCC